ATCACGCGCCCTTCGAGCACACTCATTTGGACAGAAAAACCCTCGATCACTACCCTCGCGGCGTCTTCGGTAATCGCTCGTGCATGCCACGACCCGACGAGGTATCCGCTCATACCCGTAGCCCCTAGGGCGAAGAGGGTGATGGTTACCAGCGATAGTCGCATTGCTGATGCCAGTAATAAGCGCATAGCGCGACGACGCATCCGAGACAGACAGTCGATACAAGTGTTCTATGGCCGTTCATTAAAACTAATCCCCCTCCCATTCATAAGAGCAGACAGCGCAAAAATACCGTCGATCACTTCCGGTGATGACCGTCTCAACCAGTCGATCCTCACCGCACCGTGGGCATCGGATACCGGCGGTCAAGGCGCTGTCTGACGAATCGTGCGTGCATACACATTGATTATCAATTCGGGGCTTACGCCCAAGATGTTGCACCAGAAACTGAGAATCTCACTCGGTTGCGAGAGGAACGTCCGCGCCGTAACTGCATCGATTGACTGCTTCAGGCCATAGTCTCGGCAAACGTAGCGGGTGCGAGTAGTAGCTCTTGAGCGCCATCCACCGCGTGTTGGCGGCCAGGTCGCAAACCGCGCTGAAGGTGCCGCGTCCTGTGTCTCGGGCGTGCGATTCACTGGCGACTCAGTCGGTTGGTGGCGACGATACATGCGAGCACAATCCTGAATAGCCCGCAAGATCACCGCCCCAGCGAGACGTTCCTCTGGACTCATCCGTCGGCTCAGTCCGATCATCTCTCGCACCCCGTCTCCAGTGGCTCTCATATCAGGTGTCCGTTCCGTTAAAAAACTTCGTTAACTCGTTACGCCCTCGTGCGAGTCGTTTCACGCATCGCATACTGCTCCTGCGCGGTGCGTTTCCTGACAAGCGCCGGGTTGCTGGAGTAACACACACAGTGCTCAACCCATTCGTGGCTCGCATGATCGTTAGGGGTATCACAGGACTGATGCTGCACCCATGATTTCTTCTGTGATGGATCACCGCACCACCAGCTGCGCCATCCCCCGTCAGAACACTGTTCGCAGTAATACGTCCACTCGCGCGTGATGCGGACAGACGACTGCGTCTGAGGAATATCCACACTGAACGGATGGTCAAGATCGACAGAGCGGTCTAGCTCACTGACGAACGTGGCCGTGCCACTCATGTCTGCGTCTTGCCGTAACTGATAAGGGGTAGGAAAATCCACTCGGGTGCGCCCTGCGTGCGCCACTGCGCGAGACAACACCTCCTCGGGAAGGTCTTGCAGCGCTTCCCAATGTGTCGTCATCTCACCGGGAACAAAGCGCAATCCAATAAGCCTCGACATCTGTTGGTTGAAGAAGGTCTCAGTCATCGCGACCTCGCCGTGATCGCCGCCTGCGCCCATGCCGGCAGCCGCGTGTCGATCTTGTCAGCCACGGCCAGCGGCTCGTCTGTCCACCGTTCCCCCCGCAGGTACGTCGCCGGGAGCGGGGTGTAGGCAGGATCGGGCCATGCTGGTACCTGCCACTGCAAGGCGTCGAGGATCGCCTGTTGCACCTCGGCGCTGGGGCGCAACTGTCGCCACGCCTTTAGCGCGTCTTTACGGGCCTGTCGCCTGGGATAGGTTTGCCAGAATGTATCGAACCCGTCCTCAGTCGCTCCCACAACCTCGACTGGAGAAGGGGTCGTCCTAAACACCAATGTGCCGCCCATCGTTCTGCCTCCTCGCGAGATAATCCCGCGTCGTATTCCAGGATTGCGGCTCGTTCATCATAATCAGCGACCTGTTCAGGCGTCGGCGCTGGCGTTATTTTTTTCGCCACAAAGCCTGCGAGTGCCCGTACGGGCTTTGGTCGTCAACGGCCATTTCCAGCTCACGCCGTGAAATTCGTTGCGGACTAACTGGTGCTGCCCGCGTAGCCAGAGGGGTGACACGCGCCCCAGGACGCTCAGTCGGACCGGCCGTCCGATTAGTGCGCGGGCGAGAGAACATCCAGCGGATGAAATCCATTGCACCACCCACATCAAAACGGAATATCTGATGCGTCCACGGGCTTTATCTTTGGACCGGCGGGATCCCAGGTATCAAGCGACACCGAGTGCGTGTCCCCATACTGTCCGACCTCCCGTCTCTCCTGCACCGTCAAGTTGAGATACCCGCGCTCATTGGTGTGTTCCGCGATAAACGCGGTCAAGGACTCAGCCTTGATGCCAATATTGAGAATACTGCCGCCGTTATCAAAGTTCTTCTTCTTCGCGCTGCACTTCAGATATACCTTCTCTGCCATTACGCTTGCTCCCGCAGCGCGAGTAGCGCCGCAATTTCTGTTTCCACCTCAGCCATGAAGAGCGCCACGGCTTCCCCGTGTACTCGCATCTTCTCTTCATCCCGCCATTCCCGCACCAGGAATGTCTGCAAACCTTCGGGCAACCGATCATCGAAACTAAAGAAATCCACAAATTGCCCATCCTCAGGGCCAGCAACCCACAGTGCATGCGTCACCTGGGCCTGGTAGGCGGGCGGCAACACCCCGGCTCGAAGATAGCCGATATGCACTTTACTACTGGGACACTTGACCTCGATTAAGCCTCGACGCCCATCTGCGTCCACAACGATGCCGTCAGGGCTACAGCCGGCGCCAATCATGCCTCTGCCTCCAGGAACCCTATTTGATGCACGACAAGGCCCGTGAGCGCCTCATAGGCCAAGATAGCGGCTGGTTCGCAATCGACGCCCCTGCTTACGGCCGCATTCGGTACGAATGGTGTTTCACAGGACATCCCCGTAAGCGCCTCACAAGCCAATCGCATTCGCAGGTCATGCCGCTGGGCTGATGGCCCAGTCTTGGTCCGCGCAAGCATTTTGTCTGCCGCCGACGCCGTAAGTTTCCCGACTCGTACCGCGAACCACTCATCCGAGCGTTGTGACATGTAGTGCAAAATCATGCTGGTTTTTTTGCTTTTACCGACGCCGCCGACAGCTTTAAGTTCGCCCAATGCCTTGGATGATGGGAGGTTAAATGCGCCCGAAATGTTTTCGGCGCTTTCGTCCACGCGGCCTTGAGCGCCGTCTCGCCTTTGTCGGCATCCGTCGGCAGGCCCACAAGCCACGCATCGAATCCCGCAGGCACCACCGGGATAGGGGCGGCGGGGCGGATGTTTCCCACGGCCGCGACCCCGTCATCATCTTCATTCGCCAGATTCAGTGCCGCGAGAAGCGCGTATCGTTTTGCATACGTGTACGCGGACCCGTAGCCGAATGCGTCCATTTTCGTGACCGGGATAGTAAGCGGTCCCGTTTCGATCCATTGCCCGGACCCGTGGGTAATCCGGGTGAGAACGTTCACCTCCTGCCGGTCCCGATCGCCCGTGCCTTCCTGCACTACGGCCAGCTTAAATTTCGCGAGCGGCTCGCGCACGGCGTCGATCACGGCGGCGAGGTCAGCGTAATAGCTCTTGAACGCTGGATTGAGCGATCCCTTCTTGGCCTTTGAGAATTCATACTGCGCGGCGCTGAGTGCCGTGGCGATTTCATTTATTTCTGGTGATGTATTCATGCTGTCCTCCCAACTTGAGTCGCTGCGGCGTCTTCGGCTATAGCATCAACCGTCTGCTCAAGCCAGTCCGGGTGCTCCAGGAGTCGGCAAATCGCCATGTTAAGCGTGGCATTCTTACCGCCGCAGGCATCAAGCGACAGGCGATAGAGTGCCCCTGGGAGTGTCACGCGCAGAATCATGGCGTCACCTTCGTGCCCAGGGCATGGCCGCAGTGCTGACGGTGGATGCGCGTGGACACAGCGGGACCGACAACGGTTGAATACGAGGTCAGCGCTGACCTCAAATCCTTCCACAAGTCGGCCCTGCGCCGGTTGCGGGGCCGCGTGTTGAATCCATCGGTGTATTCAAGTGCCAGCGCGTTCGCCGTGTCAGCAATCCCTTGAATCGCACAGGCCGCGTTGTAATCGAGTAGTACTTGAGATTTCGGGGCGGGAGCGGGATCCGGGCCGTTGTTAGAATGTGCCATATTTCGCGCCTCCTCGGCGGTGGTGCCCGTGTATCGGGCTAATCGTGATACTACAGAAGTGAGACTTGATTGTCAATAGGCATTGTGACGTCCACCCCTTTTTTACCTAGCCT